CTACGCCATCGGATAAGGAAACCAAAGAAAACAAGTTATTAGAATGATGGAACTCAAACTCCCGCACCGATGGTCTGACCTCTCTCTCGGAGAACTCCAAGTCATGATGACCGCAGACAACCCACTCGAGAAGATATCCATCTGCTCCGGGTACTCGGTGGAGAAACTGCGTGCGATGCCTCAGAAGCTCATACAAGCCGCCTCAGCGCATTTGGACAACCTTCTGACCCAAGAGACCGCACGACACGAGAAGGTCGTTGAAATCGACGGTAAACGCTTTGGCTTTATTCCGAATTGGGATGAGTTTACAGCGGGTGAATGGATCGACATGGAAAACCATCTCGAAGACTTTTGGAAGAACGCCCATAAGATTACCGCTCTTCTCTATCGGGAAGTGACTTACGAACTCGGAGACAAGTACGAAGTCAAGAAGTACACAGCCAAAGAGGACGCGAGTATATTCGAAGAGATGGGAGCGGACTTGGTGTCGGGGATGCTGCTTTTTTTTTGGACTTCCAGAAATCAACTGCTTCACGATATGCAGTTCTCTTTACTGGAGGTAGCGGACAAAGCGATCCAGTCGGCGAAAAATGGGGGTGGTACCATCTCCTTTACTCCCTCTCCGGAGAAGACATCCTCAAGATGGACTCGATTACGGAACTTCCTGTTCAAGTCGTATTCCAACACCTCAGTTATTTAAAAGACAGAGCACATGATCACGTTTAATAACATCGTCGAAAGGTTCGAAGACTTCGCGACGAGTCACTTCTTTATCAAGTCATTCTCATTCGGTTCTCCGGATGATGTGGATCTCGCCAAGTTTACCGAGTTCCCGCTCATGCATTTGGTTTACACCGGGGCAACGTATGACAGCGGAACCAAGACGTATAACATCGAGGTATATATCTTGGACGTTCCCGCAGATAAGACGGATAAAGTAGAACGACAAAGGGAGGTCGTATCCGATGCAGAGCAATGCGCGGAAGACATCATCGCAGACATCCGAATGGGAGGTAATATCTTCACGTTCGCCCAAGATTATGAAGTTGTCAATGCGACAACAACACCACTTGAAGAAGAGACAAAGAACGTCCTCTCGGGAGTGCTCTTGGATTTGTCGGTTGCCATCCCGTACGAGTGGGACGCTTGCAATGCTCCCATCGACGGAGTATCACCCGAAGGAGGTGACGAACCTTCATACGCTCGACGCGGCTTCCTCCGGATGCTTACCCTTGACGGTTCAACCGATGTCCTCAGCGTTCGCACAATCAAAGTCACGAACGGAACGCTCACCGATGATGGGGACGGGGTAGTCACTTTGGATACAGGAGGCGTTGAGACGCTCGAAGACTTGACCGATACGAATATCATAAGCCCCTCACAGGGAAGCGTTATATCGTACAATTCAGGGGTTCAGAAGTGGATGGTCAACAACGGGCTTCAAGAGCTGCTTCAAAAGTTTAAAGCAAGCGGAACGGGTGCACAGATGTATGACACCCTCAACGATACGACGAAGGGTTATATCGACATCCTCGCAGCGAGTGCAACGATGAAGGTCAACCTCTCGGGATTGACAGTGACCGAAGCATCTCCAGGGGTTCTTTCGTTCTCGGTTGCAGCAGGTACCGAAGGGAACGAAGTCGAGTTTGAGGCGATGACCATCGAAGGGAGCGACGCTATTTCCACGGTTGCAGACATCAACTTTAAACAAGGGGCGTTAACATACTGGGAGAATTCAACGGGTAAGATTTGGCTTCGCGCTCCGAACGCGGGAAATCTCACCGTATTGCTTCCAAGCTCATCGGGTACGATTGCACTCACAACAGATATCCCGAACGTTCCTGTCGACTCGGTAAACGGTCAAACGGGCGTTGTGATTTTGGATACGGGAGACATTGACGAGAACGGCAATTTATACTATACCGAGGCACGGGTTGCCGCAAATAGTGCGGTCGCAGCGAATACGGCAAAGGTTGGAATTACCACCCAACAGGCTTCAGACATCACAGCCAACAATGCGAAGGTCGGCATCACTCCAACGCAAGCGAGCGAGATAACCGCGAATACGGCAAAGGTCGGGGTCATCGCAGGAGGCACAACGGGACAAGCACTCGTGAAGGCAAGCGGTACGGATTACGATACGGAATGGGCAGACATCGCAATCGATACCCAGTATCACAATCGCTTTCAAACGGACGCGGAGACATTCCGAAGCGGTGCAACGGATACGGTAGAGCTTTACTACACGGCCAAAGCGGACGGGGACGGACTCGCAGAGAGCGCATCGAGCGACATCCCAACAGCGGGGAAGGTTATCAAGAGGAAGATATACTATTCAGAGGCAGCGTTCGCAGATCCCGACACGGGGACTTGGGTTGAGTTTACACCTGCACCCGCAGACGATGCGTCATTTGCTACGGTGAAGGCGGCACTCTTGGAGTATCTCAAAGCGAGGACGGGTGGAACGGTTCCGATAAGCCTCAAGCAAACATGGGAGGAAGTAACCGCAGCACCCGCGTTCACGGGCTTGCTAAATGAGACGTATGGAAGCGGAGCAGAGGCGGCGTATTCAACGCGCAGGCTGAACGGCAACGTAACGGACTGCATGGTGATTCGCAGGGCATCGGATAGCACGACCACAACAATCGGCTTTGACGGTTCAGGCAACATCGACGAGGCAGCGATAGAAACCTTCTGCACGGGCACGACTTGCACGGTAAGCGAGTGGCTTGACCAATCAGGAAACGGGAACACAGCGACGCAAAGCGACCCGACGAACCAGCCGACTATCTACACGGGTGGAGCGTTGGTGAAGTTAAATGGAAAAACGGCGTTATTAGGAACCTCCGTGACAGGCTTTACCTTAAACAGCCTAATTGATTACGTACAACCTAATGATACACCAAGTTTCTTTTTTCACGGAATGACTACCAGCGCGACGTCGTATTACACCGACTCAACAAGCACGCGCTTATATTTATTGAAAAATGCACCGACTTATATAGCGGCTCAAACTTTTGCGATAACCCGTAACGGCACATCTTCAAGCGTGGCAGTTGTGAACGAGCGAGAATTGTTGAGTTTTATTTCTTCGCAATCAAGAGGTTTTGACGTAAATAGAATTTTCATTAAAGGAAATGGAAACGTACAGGGTTACACAGGATATTACAATGAAGCAATTTTCTACAAAACGAACAAATCCAGCGTTCGCGCATCCATCGAAGAAAACATAGGCGACTACTTCACCCAAAACACGCCACTGCTCGACACGTACACGGGAGCAGCAGCCGCGTATTCACTGCGTAAACTTCGCACGGCTTACACAGGCTCAGCGGTAGAGGTTTACAACGGGAGCAGCTACGCTGACATCGGCTTCGATGTATTCGGTGAGTTAAATAGGGTTGCACTGGCTGACCACTGTGGTTCAAACGATGGTTTTGTCTCGAAGTGGTATTGTCAAAGCGGGAATTCAAATGACGCGGTGCAAACGAACACGGGTTCAATGCCGAAGATTTATGACGGCGGTACGGGCGTGGTGACGGAGAACGGGAAGCCTGCGGTTGAGTTTGACGGGACGGATGATTACTTTAACACATCATTGAACCAAGGCACGCTTTCAGGCTTTCTTTACACGGGTGTTGCTGCACCAACAACAACAACGGCTTTGCAATCGCTTGTAGATTTACGAGATTCAAACGACGACGGAACGCGCGTGCTGTTCATTAATAATGGCACGGTCTTTACAAGCACGGACGCGGCAGATTCATCTGTAGCTTACACAGCTTCACAGCAAATTGTAACAGGCGAATACGACGGCACAAATTTGACCACATACATAGACGGCACAGGCGGAACATTGGTCAGCGGAACAGATACAACAGCAACCGCTAACGCATTGATAGGCGTGCAATTGGGCGCCTCATCGTTCTTTATGAATGGAACAATGCAGGAACTAGTGCTGTACTTCTCCGACCAATCCGACTACCGCACGAACATCGAGAGCAACATTGCAACCTTCTACGACATCACAATATGAACGGCTATATCATAGTACTACCAACGCCCACGCAAACAAGCGAAGCACGAGCAAAGCAAATCACGCGTGAGCTTTACAACATCTCTCGTCCCGTTCTCATACAAGCAGAGTGGGAAGTCGATTCAGCCGTGTTCGGTATCGTGGTACACCCTGACGGAGTACAGAACGCTTTGCAGGTGGACACCGAGTATCTCATAAACGTACACCCAGCGGCAACGCTCGAGCGCCTTGTGGCTTGCTTTCCTGAGCTGTCGAACGATGAACGCTTCTCCCTGTCTGCATTTGTCCAAACGAATCAGAAGTTCCCGTTCGGTTATATCATCCCAAGCGATACCACCGTTCGAGATCAAGAGTACATGGAAGAGAATGGTTGGTTCCCTGAAGACCCTGAATTATGACAATCGATATATATTATCTCCTCTCTTGGTTGGCTTACTTCGGCACACAAACGAAGTATAATCCCACGTATGATTTGAACGGTGACGGCTATGTGACAATTGCCGACCTGCTCGAATTCTTAACTCTCTTTGGCACGACGATATGAAAGCAATTAAAATCCTGCTCCTCTTGGTTCTCGCAATCGTAGCGATCCCCGTTGGGATTGTTTACTCGGTTGGTGAGTCTCTTTACTTTATTACCTCAGATATCCTCAGAAGCATTTGGAGGGCTATTTACGACCTCTTTCGAGACGTGTCGATAATTGTATCGGTTACAGCGTCAAAGTTCCTCAATCGGCTTCTAATGGATTCGGGGGTTCCTTTCGGGAATCATTCCGTTTCGGCTGTCCTGGGAGCCAACCAACGAGAACGAACACTCACGGGTCTCGGTTTATGGCTGACTCTGTTACTCAATAGCATCGAGGAGAACCATTGCCGCAAGGCATCCGAACGCGCGGGGATATGAGCAAAGTCAACGAGACACTGATCGCGTTTGCAGATGACATCCTCAAGAGTGCAAAGAGGCACCTTGGAGGGCGTAGGATCGGCAAGAATAAGAACTACGGAGTCGCAACGGGTACACTGAAGCGGTCTCTCAATTACCGCGTCCGCGTTCGTGGGAACGAGATTCGAGAAATCACCTTCGGAGCGAAAGGCAAGGCGAAGAAGTACGCTCCGTTCATTCATTTTGGAGTCAACGGCACGCGCAAGAATCAAGGGTCGCCCTATTCATACAAGTTCGAGAACCCATCCCGTAAACATCGCACCGCTTTAAAGAGTTGGATACGCGCCAAAGGCATCAAAGCACGCGACGAAAAAGGGCGATTCAAAAAGCAAAGCGCAGACTCTCTCGCGTATGTACTTGGTCGCGCGGTCAAACGTAAGGGAATTGTGGGACTTCGCTTTTATGAGAAAGCATATACAGCGGTAAGCAAACGATACACCAAGAAATTAGGAGCGGCATTCGCGGAAGATATCGCGGGTAAATTCAAAGCAAACCTCGGAAACATAACGATAAAGAACTAATGGCGCAAATCGAAGCAGCACCCGCAGACAGGTGGATCCCCGCAGGGCGAAAGCTACTCTTCACCCTCGGACCAAATGAAACCGTTACCGATGATTACCGATATATCGTGCAGGTTGAAGAGAACGGAACCATCATCTCGAAAATTTACTTGACTCCGAACCCAGCGACCTTCGCTTTCTTTGATTTATCCGAAGTCATAGAGGGACGGCTTGAGGTGGATTCTTTGAAATACAACACGACGAACACGATTCATACGTTCCATAACAAGATGTTCACTCGGTCGAATGATAACATGAAGCGTTATCGGGTGCTGGTTGGGTTCTTTGACGGCACGACCGAAACATTGGCTGAGGACGAGTCTTCATACTATTACCACTTTGACGGATACGAACAACTCTCGCAAGGGTTAGACCCTTCCTTTTCGGATTATTACGGCACGGCTTCAACGAAGAAAGTTTGGTTGACGGATCGCATACCCGTGAACAACGTCATCGAAGTGAGTGCAGGCATCGAAGATAACGGGGTTGCAGCTTTCATCAATAGCGACGATACCGGCTCACTTATTACTCGGTTCCTCATAAACACCTACGACACAGCCGGAAGCCTTGACGATACCTTGACATATATCGTGAACTCCACGAATGGGGGTCTCGTTCCGACCACCACTTGGAACGATTCAAACAACGATGCAAGCCTTTTATATGCCTATGTTTATCCGGCATCTTTGAGTGCAATTACAGCGGCTCTCAATGCGGTAACGGGGGGTTGGGGTCATTACGATATTGTCCCTTCAACCGATTCAGCGCAAACAGGAAACATCCTCCGCATTCGTAACAATTGCAGGAACACCAAGAACGAACCTGTTCAATTGGGGTGGGCAAATACTCGGGGCGGGTGGGATTATCTCCGCTTTGATGGGAAGAAACAAAAGACCGTAACCCGCGAGGAGAAGACATACAGA